GCCAGTACGTCTCGAGCCGTCAGGACATGGACGATGCCCTCAAGCGTCAGTCGGAGGAAGCCTCTATTCGCACCGGGGTGGACCATGAGTACGTCCGGGTCGATCCTTCGGATATGCGAGATCCGGGTGCCCACGGAGTCAACGAGGACAACCTGGAGCACACCCGCAAGATGCAACGAGACTTGATGCAATGAGCAACTACATTGTCAACCTGCCCTTGAAGCGTGCAGCCAGGCTTGAGGATGACGGGGTCTCGCTGTACCAGATAGCGGACATCGGGACCGGGCAGATGGTCGGCACCCACCTCGGGTCCATCGAGTCGCTGGCTGAGGCCGAAGCCTGGGTCAAGGGCGGCCGGTTCCCCCACGGTGCCACCAAGAAGTTCGTCACCTTGAACGCGCCATGACCCTCACCCAGGTCGAGACGCCTCCAGGCATCGACGACTTCGAGCTCTGCAACGACCTGGACCAGCTCTACGGCCTGGCCAAGGACAAGAAGCAGATGTACCACTCGGTCTGGAGGAGGAACTACCTGCTGCTCACCAGCCGGCAGAACCAGGCCAGCGGGACCCAGCCCTGGTCGGCTAACGTCACGGACTCGGAAATCTTCCCGATCATCTCGAGCCGGATCGCCTGGATCACCGACCAGAAGCTCCAGTTCGACGTAGCCCCCGCAGCGACCCCAGGCAGCGCCTTCGCGGACCACATGAGCACGCTCGGTGGCCATCTCGAGCAGATCCTCGACACGAACTGGCAGATCCAGGGCTGGGACAAAGAAGTGCTCCTCGCCATCTGGGACTCGGCCCTCTTCGGCGCGGGGATCTTGAAGGCCGTCTGGGACTCGGGCATCGACTCGGGACTCGGCAACGCGGCGATGAAGCGGGTCGACGTGTGGAAGTTCTACCCCGACCCCAATGCAACAAGCCTTGAGGACTGCGACTACATGTTCGAGGTCAGGCGGATGTCCTACGCCGAGATCGAGCGCAAGTTCCCTTCCACCTCCAAGACCCTGATCGAAGAGGCCCTCGCTCACGGCGACGGGGCTGATCCGTCGATGACCAGGCCCGACTACGCCCCCCAGTCCGACTACCCGATGGCCAACCCAGGAAACCTCCCCGGATCGAACTCCACCGTCTACGGACTCCCAGGCCAGAGCCGTAGAACCGCCGCTGACCAGGCACTTCAGAACGGGGTCTACGTAAAGGAGGCGTGGATCAGGGAGAACATGCGCGAGACGCGCCAAACGACCAACGCTAATCACGGAGAAGACGAGGAGGTCGTCTATGACCAGTGGAGAGTGGTCGTATATACAGGGCACACTGTTCTGTTGGACGAACTCGCGGTCAACCTCTGGGAACACGACCGCCACCCGTACGAGAGGTTCGTGGACGAGGAACTTGGCGAGTTTTGGCCGACTCCGATCGTCAGTCACCTCGCCCCCTGTCAAATCGCTATTGACCGGCTTCTCTCCTCAGTTCAAGGAAACGCGGAGCTGATCGGCAATCCCATCTTCATGGACATCGCCAACTCAGGCCTGTCCAGGACGCAGATGATGAACCGGCCGGGCATGAGGGTCGAGACCACCCAGCAGGCCGCGCAGGCGGGTCAGGGGCCGCACTGGATGACCCCTCCCGAACTGCCCGCTTTCGTGATGAACACGATCCAGTTCTGGATCTCGAGGATGGAGAACATCAGTGGACTGAGCGGTCCACAGAAGGGACAGCCGGCCAGTGGAAGACAGGCGCAGCAGACGGTACAGGCTACTCAGGAGGCGGGGTTTGTACGCATTCGCAGCTCTCTACGCAATCTGGAGCGAACGCTCGGCAAGATCGGAGAGCTCGTCGCCAACCTCATCGTGCAGAACTACGACGTACCGAGGGTCGTGGCCATCGTCGGGGACGACGGGGTCGATACGGCTATACGTCTCGCCAGTCAGCACTTCTACATGCCCAAGATGGTGGACGGCAAGGTCGCGGCGGAACCGCTCAAGTTCTCACTGATCGTCAAGGCCGGGTCTTCGGCCCCGACTTCTCGACAGGCGAGAATCGCGGAAGCGGATGCTCTGTTCGCCATGCACGCCATCGACTCGCAAGCTGTGTTGCAAGCCCACGCCTGGCCCAACTGGCAGCAGGTCGTTCAACGGATGCAAGAGGCAGCCAAGGCCCAGGCAGCGGCACAGGCGCAACAAAAGGGGAGTGGCGGGCAGGGGCAGCCGAAGGGTCCAGGGACCGGGCACCCGCACTGAACCCGTTAGTCCGTTCTTGACTGGTCTCTGTGTCTTCAACCTCGACGCGCGTAAACCGCCTCCCGAACCACTCACCCCCGCTGTAACCCAGTCGCAACATCCAGCCTGTGGATAACGCCTGGGCAAGAAGGGGTCGCATCTTCACCGCGATTGCCAGCGCTCAACTGGCGCGTGAGGTCCGTGGCGTCTCCGCCGTTCGTGTCACGCTCCTGCCGGCAACTCGGGCAACTCGTTGCGTGTGGGGTGACACTGTCGCGGGCCGCTGTTACGCTGTCAAGTAGTCGAGGTAGCGGCAACTCCCTCGGCTGCTGGGGAAATCAGCAAGGAGGCTCCCAACACCGCCTCTTCTTTGCTCATGTGAAGGCCCTCCGGTCCGAGCACCGGGGGGTCTTTGCATGTACGGTGTAGGTGATGAGCCGAAGTGAGCGCGAAGAACTTCGTCTTCTTCACCAGATCGTCGAGCTCCTCGAAGACATCAAGACCCTTCTCACACCACAATCCACCACCGCGGTTCTTTCAACCCAAGGAGATCCAATGGCCACGACCGCCACTCTCACCTTCACCGACTCGACCGGAGCGCCGGCCACACCGCCCAAGGGCGACGGCTCGGGCCTGTCGATCACGTTCGCGTCTGACAACCCGGCTGTGACGCTCGGCCCAGTGTCCCCGGCAGGTGACACCGCGACGGCGACGATCACAGGCACCGAGGCGTTCAACCTCTCCGCCGTCGTGGCCAACGTCTCGAGTGCGGCGCTGCTTGACGACGACGGCACCACACCGTTCGTCCAGCCGACCGCCATCCCCGTCGCGGGCACAACGACCGCCCAGGCCGTCACCGCGGTACTCACCGCCACCTGATGCTCTCCACCATCGTCACCGCCTCGACCAACGCGGCACAGCTCTGGTTCCTCATCGCCATCATCATCTTCGCCATCGCTCTGATCGCGAGCATCTTCGGCGGCTATGCCGCTGGCCCTGAGCCGGGTGCCCGACGTGTCGGGCCGGGCGCGGTAGGCGGATGGCTCGTGATCGCCGGGTTCTTGTGCGTCGCGATAGGACTGCTCTTCTTCGCCTGATGGGCGGACCACAGCACGCCACCTTGGCGCGGTACAAAGCCGGCTGCCGGTGCCGTCGCTGTGAGTGGGGCCAGGAGTACCGCGAGTGGATCGAGCCACCCGAGGTAGCCAAACGGGACTGGCAGCGCCACGACGACAAGATCGACACCATCCTCGAGATCCTCGCCGGCAGATGACAAGATCACGCTGATGGACTGGAAGGCGCTCGGGAACTGCCGTGGCGAGGACCCGAACTCCTTCTACCCCGAGAACAACCGCTGGGCTGAACAGGAGCGCAAGAAGATATGCCGGGGCTGCCCGGTCTTCGCCCAGTGCATGGACCACGCCATCCGCTATGACGAGCTCGGGATCTGGGGCGGGACCACCGACCGGGAGCGCCGCAAGATCAAGGCTCGCTACGTCCGACCCTCCGCCTCCAAAGACCTTGCCACCGCCCTGATGAGCCTGTAAGCATCTCGCCATGCCGTCTGTCTCGCCACGCAGCTCTCGGGCCATGGCCGACCACGAGTCGTCCACCGACAACACCGCGGACATGGAGCGGATCGCGGATGGCCACCGGGCCATGCCCCGCTACCCCGATGGCCGCGAGTTCGACCTGTGCTGCGACGATCCCAAGCACCTGTCCGAGATCCGCAACTTCCGCGATGACTTCGACCTCGAAAGGAGCCGCGACCGATGAGACTCAAGACCCACAACAAGGGTGGACGTTACGGCGGGCACAAGCACTCGTCCAACGCCCGGCCGCCGCGGCCCTCGCGCAAGTCCGGTGGGCGCTAGGTGGCGTTCAAGTCCCTCATCTTCAAGACCGGGAGTCGCAGCGGCAACAAGCGCTTCGGCAACCGCCGCTCTGGAAAGCGTAGGTAGCGATGGCTCAATGGAACCTTCATCTCGTCGGAAGAGACAACGAGGAGACACTCCAGAGCCTCGTCGCGGACTTCGTCTCGTCGTTGGAGAGCGCGGGGCACAAGCTCGAAGCAGCGGTGCTGACGAGCGACAACGGGCAAACCGACGTGCCCTTGACGCCTCCAGAGCCAGACACCCCTCCTCCCGCGGACGTACCGGTCGACACCCCGCCTGAGCCCCTCGCACAGACCACCTGATCGCACCGTCAATCGAAAGGGGGTGGTGATAAAATGGCTCGTGGACACAAGCGTCACGGAGGCCGCCACGGCAAGCGGAAGTAACTTTCCGCACCTGGGGGAGGGGAAGGACGGTCATGGCTTTGGCCCCTCTCAACCAACCCCTCCCCCACTCCTACTTCTTCGACCAAAGGAATGACTCATGGCAACAACCCCCGTCAACCGCGCGGCGTCCAACTACATGGGCAAGGGCGGCAAGACGAACGTGCAGATGCAGGGCCAGACCGACTCTGGTGCCTATGGTTCGGACGTTGACATCATGCGCCGCGAGCCGCACCCGCCCGAAGACGTTCGTCCGTAGTTCGTAGTGGCATCCGGCCCGCAGTCCTTCGCGGACGGGCTCCAGGGTCTCGCGGCCGACGC